GTCCGTAATACTTGTCCAGTCCACGGGCATCGAAGAAAAGACGTGTTGCAACTTGAGAGTTCTCCTTAGTGAAACGTGACTTGTTTGCTTTCACTTTGATGATGTTACCTACAACATCAGTACCATCTTTCTCTTTAGATTTAGATAAGTACATAATTGTAGATGCAGCATACTTAAGACCACTACCACCACCCATATCAGATTGCTCTCCATACATGTTCATCGTTTTGTATGTATGGTTAGTAACGATCATAGGGATCTTAAGTTTACCCAGTTTACTGGTGATGATTCGGAATACGGACTTAAGGACTTGAGATTTAGTCATGTCACGAACTTGCTTATCATCCAGAGCATCTGTAAGTTCTTTAGATGATGCAAGCATACCCAGAGAATCAAGAACAATCAACAGAGGTTTACGATCCTCTTCCTTTGTCTTGAGAAGATTATCAAGGATGCGAATGATCTGAGTACGAAACTCCTCAATAGTATCTACTGGGAAATGCCATACTCGATCGGCGTCAAGTCCACGGTTCTTGAATAGGTCTGCTGTAGCAGCTGCTTCACTATCAAAGTAGAAAACTGCACCATCAGGATTAGTATCAAGAAACGTTTTAGCGATAGCGATTGCATAAAATGTTTTACCAGTTGCTTGTTCACCAGCAATTGCAGTCACACGATTATCAGGAATGCCCCCATTGACACTCCCACTCAACATTGCATTGAGAATATAAGACCCCGTGCCGATAAACCCTTGTTCGTCACCAGTAATAATACCATCAGAAACAAGTTTGGCATAGTCATTTTTTGCCTCTTTGGCAAGTGTATCAAAGATACTCATACGAATAGAAACTCCAGGTTAACTTCTTTTTCTGTTTTCCATCCAATAGCATCAAGAATAATCTTGAGTGGATCTAGGAATGATTTTTGAAACTGCAATTTATAATCGATATTCTTTTGGATATCGATCTCTGTTGGGAAATTAGAAATGAATGAAATAACATTCTCCCCAACAGTATTTGGTTTTTGTAAATAGCAAAACTTAATCTTTTCACCTTCTTGAATTAAAGGATACTTATAAGTAAGTTTGCGTTTCTTCAATTGAAAATTGTAAAGGAGTGCTCCTCTCACATGGATGGGACAACTTTTCCTATACAGCGTAACAGGATCAGACCATTTTGTCAACCCATTCACGCTACGAGGAAATGCAATGTCCTCTGGAGGCATCTTAAAGAATTCGTCTTTAAAGTTATCAATAAATTTTATGACATCTTCTTCAGTTTGAGTCATAATAATATTGAGTGCCTCTTTAATCTTAGTTCTGCATGGTGCAGGTGTAGAAGATTTAACTGCCTCAATACCCATCATCTTAAGTTTTGGTTCTGCATAGCGAACACCCTCACTATCCCATACATTAAGAATGTATCGTTTCTTTGCAGTCCAGATACCTTTGTCAGCAATGTTCTCACGTTTCATTTGCATCTTTTGTTCAAATGCCGAAACGTAATTCGCAAGTTCCTGATAAGAGGATTCGATGAATGGTTCCAGTTTCTCTTGACAGATCTTATCAAGTATGGAAACAATTGCTGCTTTATCGCCAGACCGATTACTAAAGAATTTAGTAACAAGAGGTCCAAGATTAAGATAGATTGAGTCGGTATCGCTAGCGATGACATAATCGACTTCCTCCGTTTGCAATAGGTTATTTAGGTAACCGTTCATCTTATCCTCAATCCAGCGGATAGAAACCTGACCAGAAAGTGTGATCGCCTCTGCGTTGGCAAGCTTGTAATACCTGAAATACTGATTCCCAATAGCACCATAAGCACTGTTAAGTTGAATCTTACGTGCCATCTGGATATTATTGTATTTTGAAATATCCTTAACCAGTTGTGGACTAGGATTCTTCTCATTCTCCTGCTTTGCTTGGAGCATCTTCTTTTTATAGATCTTACGTTCATTGTAGATCTTCTCCATCAATTCAGGAAGGAATCCACGGACATCTTTCTTGTACTGTGCTCCATTTGCACACACACAATTCTCACCGTCAATAATAACCTTCTGTTGCAGAATTCGATCTACTGTTGCTGATGGATGTCTCGTTGAAAGTAACGTTTCTGGCGAGATATTGTACTGCATAATGAGGTGAGGGTATAGGGAGTTGAGGTCAAAACTAACCACCCATTCGTAAAGACCTGGAACAGGTTCTTTAACATACGCACCAGCATATTTCGCATCTTTGTCATTTCTTTCATTAGGGGGGACAACAATACCTTTTGGTGTAAGATAGTTATATATGATACTATCCCACATGCGTACTTGATAGTACACATCTTCAAAGTTAACCTTTGCATCATATGCAAGATTAACAGCAAGATCAATTAGTTTCATCTTGTCTTCCAAACGGTCAACAAGTTCCACGTCATGGATGTTGTAAGTAACAAACTTCTGCCAATTCTGAGTATAGAAGTCCTTGAAGGTTTCAAACTCAGAGTGATCTAGTTTCTGCTGACCCAGTTCAACGCTGGCAATATGGTCAAGTCGATATGATTCTTGGTTAGTGTAAGTAAACTTTTGATAAAGATCAAGATAGTCAAGAACACTAACCCCAATGATATCATATACAAACTGATTACGTCCTTTAATTTCGACTTCTTTTTCATACACTTTATTCCAGGGAGAAAGTGACTTCATATACTTAGAAGAAAGTATACGATCAATTCTACGGCAAATATAAGGAACGTCAAACAACTTAACGTTCCAACCAGTTAAAATATCTGGAGTATTCTTTGCCCACCATGCAAGAAAATCTTTGAGCATCTCTTCTTCTTTCCAGAAGACACGATACTCAACATCACTCCGAGAGTTTTCATACTCACGGGTCCCCCACACAATTAATTTCTTACTGGTAAAATCTTTGATAGTAAGACAAAGAATCTCCTCTGCAGTTTCTCCAACATTAGGGAAACCATTTTCAGAGGAGGTCTCAATATCAATCGTATAGATTTTCAACTGAGTTGTATCATACTCAATTCGTTCTTCAGGAAACTCTGTACTAATAAACTGGTAGAGAAATCTATCGTTACCGTAGATTTTAAAATTCTCTACCTGCTTATACTCATCAATAAATTCTCTAGCATCCTTGACGGAATTGAATTCTAGTTTTTGAGCATAGTTACCTTCAAGAGTTTTGTACTCAGTTTTCTTGTTGCACTGAGCAAAAAGAACTGGAGAAAAATTCTGCTCATACTGGACACGTTGACCATCTTCGTATCCAACATAGAGAATCTTATCTCCAGTCAAAAAAACATTACTGTAGAACTTCATCATCAGGGGGTAGAATCGCTTGGTACTCGGAGAGAATCTCAGGGTCTGGTGTTGCTAGTGTAGCAAGAGATTCCGAATAAAGCAAGACATTCCTTTGCTTGGAGTAGCGGGGGAATGTCCTGAGTTCACCATCTACAATTTCCATGGGGTCTGCCAGGAAACAAGATGGTTCCATCTCCATCTCAGAAATCTGAGAAATTAGATACGTACCATTACGAAGCAGAATCAGTTTCGTTTCCATCAATTTCCTCCTCAGTTTTGATTTCATGTTTTGCACAATAGTCCCTAAGGATATTGTCGTGAGGATCGTAAATAGTCACAACCCAATCTGCAGGGATGATAAACTCCCTTTGTTTAGACAGTGGTGCCCAATGGGTATATGCAACTTGGAACTTAGTCCTAGGTCCTGATTCTTCACCTTCTACCACAATCTCATCAGATTCAGTAGTAGTCAGTTGCATTACATATGGATGGGAAAGATGATATGCAATGATCCCATCTTCATTTTTGTTGAGAATTTCTTTGGCGTCAGAGATTACATCTTCACCAGATTTCATCAAAATAACTTTAACAGTCATAGCGATAGTTTTGTGTCTTCTAAATGTCTAATGTGGTTTGAAAGTTTGTCAAGGTATCCACGATTGCGTAACTCTTTGAACACTAGGTTCTCAAGTGCAAACTCTCCACCTTGCTGGATGGCAGACGCTCTCATGTCACGAATTTTGTTCTGAAGTTTTCTAAGAACATCAGCATCATCTGCTTCGCTCTCGATGAGGTCGTCAATCTTTGCCATCATATCACGAACCTTGCGAAGAAGCAAGGGGTCTGCAAGGTCAACCTTAACTTTGTTTGGTGCCATCAACCATTTGTCTTGGGTGAGTGAGTATACACCCTGGTTGGCAGGCAAGGGGTCATTCTCATCTTGAGCATATAACTCGACAGGATGAGAATAGATTTTAATGTCGTGAACGAGTGCCCACAATTTCTTTTTATCTCTCAGATAATCATCTAAGAGTTCTGGACAGTCAGCAATCTGACTCTTATCAATAACCAAATGAAGATCTAGGTCGGAGAATCTTGTGTAATTATAGTTAGCGTTACCGCCAACCAGAATCACATCTTTAACTGCAGCAGATGGAATTTTAGCAAACTCTGCCCACTTCATTCCAATCTGCATAAGTTTCTCTCGTACCTCTGGTCGTAGAGAACCACCATCCCAAAACTTGATATTCAATTTGTCGTGATACATCAGGGTTAACCTGAGTGTTTGGAACGTCTTCACTGCCGTACTGTCACTTTATTATTATTTATCGCCAACAATTTCTATGTTGGGTTCCGTATTAACATCGTTTCCGAATACTGCTTTTGCCTCTTCCTGTGGTTTGAGGGTTTGTCCATATGCCTCAAGAACTGACATGATAGGTTCTACGATAGAAACAACCCAATCAGGATTAACTGCAATCTCATCATCATGGGTTAGGGGTTGCCATTTTTCAAGAAGAATTCTTCCCGTATACTGTTGGTTTCTTTCTTCAGTCCCCTCTACAAACATCTTCTCGATAGTGATAGCATACGCCTTATCAAAGATAAATGCTTGTCTTACCCCAGTATCTTTATGCTGAACTTCAGAGACATCAGCAACGATATCTTCCCCAGATTTTAATTTAATTACTTTAATTGACATGGTAATCCACTATGAAATAG